GTAGTTTGATCGTCTCGTTTTTGTACTGGACGTTATCAACGCTGGTGATGTTGTAGTTGTGGCCGCGGAAAACCACGCGGTAATTTTTGCTGTCGATGGATTCAAGCAACCGGTGATAGCGCAGCACGAACATCACAGTTTCCTGTGACTGCGTTTGCGCGGCCTCGTAATACTCGGAACCGGACAGGTTATTGACATAAGCATAGCCGGAATAATATTCCGGCCACGCTGTTACTCTGTTCCCAATCGCATCAGCCGTCACGGTGCTTTTTTGGATTATGATTTTATCGCGATATGCGCCAGCGTTCATGCGATCACCCCAGCAAATTCATGCAGTGCATGTCCAAAATAGAGGACACAACGCGGTTCACGTTGCTTTTGTCAACTGCCATTTGCCGGTTATCAAACATATCAGAGATAAGGACGAGCACGGAGATTGTGATGTCTTCGTGCTCGTCCAATTCTGCGACGGTTAAGCCGGTGTACCCTGACGCATAAGAGATAGCAGCGGATTTTGCAATGTCCATGATTGCGTTATCCTCTTCGGTAAGATATGCCATGTCAATTTTTAAAAACTGGCACAGTTCTTCCTTTCCTAACTCACTGACTTTCATAAGCCACTCCTATTAGGTATCAGATGCCCCACATGCCGCGCATACGATTTTCTGCCCGTTTTCAATCTTCGCGTCGATTTCACCCCAGGCAACGATCCCGATAGCGTGTTGTTCCGCGTATTTTTCGTTGAGAATCCGGATCTCAGACGGCTGCGCCTCTTTTACGGCCAGGGCAGAGAAATCACCGTACATGATCGCCAGGTTTCCGGCAGTTCCGAGCGCAGGTGCGTTTTCGGAGATGTAAACAGGCTTACCCAGGAGCATATAGTTTGCCGGGTTCGTAAAATCACGCTGGAGCAGATAGTTATTCTGGCCGTCCTTCAGCTTTCTGATCGCCGTACGAGTGGATTTTGCCATAACCCAGATGGAACCAGACTGGTATACGTCCGGGATTTTCTCCTGAATGTCAATCAATTCGTCCGTTGTAAGCGAGGATTTCTTTGCCAGGGTTACTTTCATGTTGGTAGAATCATAGGACCCTGCCACGCCGGAAACATAACTGGTAGTGCCGTTGATCAATTCCTTATCAATCCATTTCGCGATTCTTTCTGCCATATGGTTTACCACCCACTGGCTCAGGTTGAAATCACTGTTGTTCAAAAGACTCATGCTGATCTTTGTGGTCGTTCTGTACAGATATCCAGTCAACTGAATGCTCGCAAATTTGCTGCTATGTGCGGTTGCATCCGTAAACTCTGCCGCATATTCCACGGTGATATCATCCACGCTGGAATCAACATACGGAATAGTAAGGATACCCTTGCCCTGGTACTTGGAAGCCTTTGCATAAAGTGGAGAAAGCTCCATAACCTTTTCGATGATCTTATTTGCGATTGTGGTAGGGATCATCGCGCCGTTATCGCCCTTTGTCAGGTTAGTATCAGCGTTGTAAATGCCTGCAGCGCTGTTGCGAATAAATCCAGCGAAGTTTTTAATGTCTCTCTTTTCCTGATCCAGAGGATCGCCGGGCGCGGGCTTCGGATTCAGCCGTCCGTAGTTCAGCATCTTTTCTTCCGCACCGGCGGTGTTGTCGATATCTGCAATCTTCGCCTCGCATTCAGAAAATTTCTGCTGCTCTTCCGCAGTCAAGGCGCGGTTCTCGGTCTTTGCGGTGTCCAAAATGGTCTGCATTTCGGTTGCAACGGAATTGCGCTGCTCCATGAGTTCTTTTCTCAAGTTAATTCCCTCCATTGATGCGTCTCAGCGCATCATCATATTTTGTGTAGTCAATCGGTTCCGGCTTCTTTTCAGCCTGCTTCGGCTGCTTCGGTGCGAACGCCATGAATCCCATCGGCGTATGTTTATACCTTGCGAAAAATTCACTTGTACAGGCTGCCATCTGCTTTTCTTCGTCCAGCATTTCAACGTTGAATGCGGAAGAAATGTCATCCGATCCCATCCACGTTTCAGCGTTGATCATTGATTGCATATCGTCCTGTGATACTTTCGCCTTGTCCATATATACTGGCATTAAAACGTTCTGCTCAACGGCGTTTAATGTGTCAATCGCTCGTTGTAATTCATCCGTGTTTCCCGCGGCGAGCATCATAGGTTTATGTATCATAATCATGCTGTTTCTGTACGCATATACGTTATTTGCTGCGAGGGCAAGAAACGAGGCTGCGCTTGCTGCCAACCCATCGATGTATGCATCAACGGTCACTCCGCGATCCTGCGCCCGTTTGATCATGCTGACCATGGCGGATGCAGCGAACACGGAACCGCCGCCGCTGTTAACGTACATGGTTAGTTTCTGACCGGCTGTCATGCCGTCCAGCGCATCCCGGAAACCGGATAAATCAACGTCGCTGTCGGCCCACTTTTCTCCGCTGACGATATCGCCATATACATAAAGTTCTCTACCATCTTCGGTTTGGTTTTTGAATTTGTAAAACATTGCTATTCACCACCTTTCGGCGTTCCGGCGCTGGATGCACCAGTCTTTGGGTTGATGTTCTCCCCGGTATTAGGCACATAATAAGAGCCATCCTTCGGATCAAGAAGAACGGCTCCAAGCCCAACGTTATATTTATCAAGTCCATTAACGGCATCCATATTTTCTTTATACCTGATATCATTTCTTGACATCCAGCCACCCGCAAGCGCAAGATTCCAAGCCTCATAGCGAGATTTCATGTCGATCTTCGTAATTTCGGACATGTCAGCCGCCCAAAACAGCTTTTTCTTCTCCGTTTCGAGTAGCATAACGCGGTTCAATGCGCTTTCAAACGCCCTGACAATCGGCAAAATCGCAAACTTGAAATACCGCTCTTGATCGTCAGAAATGCCGAAAATAGCGTTGATTTCGTTATTTAGGCTCGTTTTTGACTGATTCAACTGCATTTCAAGGCTTGTGCTTCCTGATTCTTGAAATTTCATTCCGTTATTCAGGATTAGAACGCGATCCCCATTCACGTCATTGAACGAAGCCCATCTCGATCTCAATTCGTCCATCGACTCTTGGGTCAATTTGGTTGCGGATTCAATGAATCCCTTTCTGTTCCCGCCAGTCTTTACCAATCCAAGTTGATAAACCAGCATCCCAATTGATGTTTGTAACGCTGAATTAACCTCTGAAATAATGCTTTCACCGCTTGAACCGTCATTTGTTGCTCGTACAATCTTGATGAACTCATATGGCTCAAACATCTGCCCATTAACAGAGATAATATAGCGTTTGAAAATCGGATCACTGTTAATCTGGATTGCTACACGCGATTCGTCCACATAGTGGATGGAAACCACACGGTTTAGACTTTTGTTGATATAGGCATACCCACCCTTACCAAGCAAATAGTCTTTCACAATCTGCTTTTTGAACTGAATACCATCCAACGTGTCGTGCGTATCATCATTGATCATATTCACGCGCGGATCGTCCACCAGCGTCACAACCTTTTTCCCGTCGCTGTCCGTTTCCTCTTTGTAGAGTTTGAACGGGATAACGGAGAATGTGTTTGTGATCTTCTCAACCGCAGCAGCTACCGCCGGAATCGAAAGGGCCTGCTGTTTTGTTATTTGTTCACCGGATAAAATTGACCGCAATAGATCATCAGTGATAGCGCTAACATCAAGCACTGTTTCATTTTTGGGTTCCGCTCTGGACCTGAAAGGCCATTTCAGTCTCATTTTCACACCACCTGTACCACAAAGTCGTCTGTTCCGTACAACATATCCTGTTGCAGAAGATAGATAGCGTTAATCAGCGCCACCACCATATCGACTTTACCGGTTGATTTTTTCTTGTTTACATATTTGTTTAGGTTCGTATCTTCTGTGCATCTGGCGTTCTGGAAGTTTATTTCAAGAAGTCGGTTTGCATCATAGAAGAAATTCCTTCCAAGAACGCTTTCCTTCAGCAACTTGGTAGGCATATGCAAAACGCTTGAGTGCTGCTTGATCTCGACGCACTCAAGACCGGCTTCCTCAAGCTTTTGAACTGTGCTAATGGCATTCCAACGGTCATATCCTACCTGCTGCACGTCAACTCCGAATGTTTCTTCCATATCCAAGATGTATTTTTCAACCACACTGTAGTCAATCAATTCATCACCGCATGCAACGCACTCTTCAGAATCAACAAGCCTCTGATAGTCAACTTTCTCTTTTGCTCTTTTAATCTCAATTCTTCCGGCTGGTATAAATCCCATGACTCGCGCGTAAATGATCCCATCCACGCAAGTAACCATTGCAACCGCCGTATTATCTTCCGTTTGTGAAAGGTCAAGGCCGACCCACACACGCCTACCGGCCCACCAAGTAATGTCAGATGGTCGCATGCACAACTTAACCTTCTGGATGTCGATAAATCCCTGCACACCCAAACCCTTATAGAGGATGTTGTTGTGCTTGCACAGGTAGTTTTCGCGTTTGTTTTCGTATAGAATGGCGATTGCACGCTTTTTTTTGATCTCGTCAAAAATGTATTCGTGCGTCACGGCTACTGGGTTGCTTTGATAGATCGCGCGATCATCAGTCTGCCACGCGTCACCTTGCTGTAACTCTCGATCTGGCTCGTAAAGGAGAGCAAATGTCCGCCGGTCCTCCAGCAGCCCGTCCAGGATTTTCTTTGCAATGTCGATTTCATCAACCATTACATTGTCGTCGTTTGGATACTGGGTGCTTATGATAATGCCGAGCTTGCTTCGTAGTGTGATCTGAGAGGATCGCATTGCCTCAACTGGGTATGCGTCCAGCGCACCGGCTTCATCGGCCAGAAAGGCGTTTGCCAGCTTTCCGTCCATCCCGTCACGAGAGTATGCCAGCGGCGTATACTCGTTATCGTTCAATAGGCATCTGATCTGGGAGCGTAGCAGCTTAAATGCTGGATCTACTTCATCAATCAGCGCTGGCGAAACTTTGATAATCTTTCGTATCGCGTTTTTCAGCTCAGAGGACAACGCAAGATCAGGGGCCACAGAGAAAAACCGTGAGAACTGCGGTTCCGTGAGCATCAAAAGAATGAAGATCACAGCGGAGTTGAACGTTTTAAAGTTCTTCCGTGCGATCTCCAATATTGCAGTCGTATAAAATCGTATAGTCGGATCGTCCCGACGTTTGGTGCAGAGTGTAGCAACGATAAATAGCCATGCGTAGTCTTCCAGACCGTCGTAAATGCTGCAATGCAAGTCAGGGTGTACCATGATCTTCAGGAGCTTACAGATTTTTGTATGCTCCTTTTCATCCAAAATAGCGTCAGGATCTTCCCCATCTGCTATGCGTATCCAGTCAACGGCCTGCTTTTTCACATAGGAGGGAACGAAACCGCCCGTTTCATCCCGGCACCACACAGCGTATAGATACGCTGGGCTATCCTTAACCATCTAATATCTCAAGCAACGGCTTTTTCTTTTCTTCTGGCTTTTTTGGAACGGACCGGAGCGCAGAGGCAATGGTCAGAACGTTTTCTTTTTCAATCGCAAGCATCATGCTTCGTTTTGACTGCGCTTGCTTATCGAGGTCAAGCAGACCCTTTTGCAGCTTTGACACGGTTCCGTAGTATTCACCGATGTTTTCAAACTCGTGTTGACGTTCTTCAAGCTCTTGCACCTGATTCCAGAAGTATTCTTTTTGTCGCTGGATCTCAACGATCTCAGCGTGCAGCATACAGTAGCGATTGATCGAATTTGCGTAAAGGTCATCGTTCTTTTCGATTGCTTTGAGAAGTTTTGAAATGCGCATGAACTCAATGTGAGCGATTTCGTTCTCTTTTGTCTCTGCGAACTCACGCATTGTTCGTCCAGTCAGCAAAGAGTTTTCTGCTCTTTCTCGCGTCGCAAGTTCTCTCTTCGTTCGATGGCTTTTCCCTTCAAATTTGATCACGTTTGCCGGTTTTGACGGCCTTGCCATTGCTTTTCACCTCCAATCGTTCATTTTGGGATAACATTGTGTACTTATA